ATGGATCTTCATCAGCATCTAACCCATCTGGATACAACCTTGACCTCACCAAAGTACAAATGTTCTACATTGACTACTCTTGGTATGGTGCAGGTGTAGCTAGATTTGGCATTAGAACCACTGGTGGCTCGATTACTTACATCTACAACTTCCAAAACAATAACGTAAACTACACTGCTTACATGAGATCTGGTAATTTACCATCTCATTATGAGCAAAATGGTGTATTACCAATTACATCAATTACATCTAGTGTTGCATCTACAGATACAACAATCAATGTATTGAGTACAGCAGGATTTAACCCCGCAGGTGGTACTGCTAGATTTATTGGTAGCGGTACATCTGGTGTTATTGAGTATTTCACATACACTGGAATAACAAGTGCGGCTAATTCATCAACAGGTTATCCACAGTTGACTGGTTTGACTCGTGGTACAACTGGTGGATCTGCGGCTACGGCATTCACATATTCTGCAACTGCTCCTGTGGCTATTGAATATGGGTCTCCTGATTCTGCGGCGATGTTGTCTCACTGGGGTTCTTCAGTGGTGATGGATGGTGGATTTAATCAAGACGTATCTGCCATTTACAACTACGGTATGTTGACCGCTTTGACTAGCCCTAACAGCACAGCTAACGTGCCAATTATGGCTATTCGTTTGGCTCCATCTGTTGATAATGGTACTGTTGGATTGCTTGGTATTAAAGAAGTTATTAACCGTTTACAGTTACAACTTAACGAGATTGCTGTTGTTACCAATACAACGTATCTTATTCAATTGGTTCTTAACGGCATACCTTCTGGAGCATTCTCTGGTTCTTTTGTATCTCCTATCCAGGGTGGTACCAATACCAGTTCTTTGGTTCAGATTGCGGTTAATACAACCAACACAGTGACTATTTCAGGTGGTGAGTCAATTGCGGCTTTCTATACAAATAGCTCTGGTCAAACTAGTTATCCTTTAGCATCTATCTCTGCAATTGGTAACTCTGCAAACGGTGGTGGTACATCTAACAGTGTCCCAACATCTCAAGCGGGTCAATATCCAGATGGACCAGACATTCTGTACATCGTAGCTACAACGCTTAATGCGGGTACTTCAAACACTGTTGTGGCTCGTCTCAACTGGCAAGAAAGTCAGGCTTAATATGCCATTGATCAAGTCTAAATCTAAAGAAGCATTTAGCAAAAATGTGGCTGCTGAAGTCAAGGCTGGAAAGCCTGTTAAACAAGCAGTGGCTATAGCATACTCTACTAAAAGGTCTGTAGGGAAAAAATCAGGCGGCCTTTGGGATAACATACATGCTAAACAAGAACGTATCAAGCATGGTTCTGGTGAACACATGAGGAAGCCCGGAAGCAAAGGCGCACCCACTGATTATGATCTTAAGCATTCACAGTCTAAAAAAGAAGGTGGCGATGTTAGACTATCTGTTACAAAAGGTGAGAAAAGACCTACAAATAAAGGTGCAGGATTAACTCAAAAAGGTCGAGATAAGGTTAATAGAGAAACTGGTAGTCACTTAAAGGCACCACAAGCCAAAGGTCCTAGACATGATTCATTCTGTGCTCGAATGAGTGGTATGCCAGGACCAATGAAAGATGAAAAAGGTAGACCTACTAGAAAAGCTGCTTCGTTAAAGAATTGGCATTGCAAAACTGGTGGTCAAGCTAAAAAGTATGACATAAAAGGTTGGTAATCCATGAGCACTAGCGGAACAGTTGGTACAACAGTAATCACTGTCCAAAATATGATTGACAGTGGTGCTCGCCGTTGTGGAAAATTAGCAGAAGAATTAACCGTAGAGCAAATACAGGCTTCTAAGCAAGCTTTGTATTATTTGCTTTCTAATTTGGTTAATCGTGGCATTCAATATTGGTGTATTCAAAAAGTAGTGTATGGGTTAGTGCCTGATCAATACATTAATTATTTGCCTGTTGGCATGAATGATGTGTTAAATGCTAACTATCGGACTGTGACGCAAAATACAACCGGTGGTTATAGCACAACAGGCAATGGCTCATATGCTTTTGATGGTCAATATACTAATATTTGTCAATGTACAAACAATACTAGCTCGATAGGCATTAACATGGGCACTGGCAACGGTGTTTACATGGGAACTATCGGTATTCTTCCTGCAGTTACAGGCTCTGTCACCGTTTTATTGCAGTATTCCCAAGATGGTAGTAATTGGACAACAATTTATAGCCCAGGTGCAACAAATTGGGTTTCTGGAACTTGGATTTACTATGATTTAGATCCTTCAGCAACTGCCCCGTATTGGAGAATATTGCAAACTGCCGGTATAAACATGGGTGTTTACCAGGTAGTTTTTGGTTCAAATGCAACAGAAATACCATTGGCAAGGTTAAATCGTGATGATTATGTTAACCTTCCGAACAAGAATTTTTCAAGCTATAGGCCTTTACAGTATTGGTTTGATAGGACAATACCTCAACCAGCCATGTATTTGTGGCCTGCACCTCAGAATTATGCTCCACAGATCGTAGCGTGGTGTTCCCGCTATGTTGAAGATGTAGGCGCATTATCAGGTTCATTAGAAATCCCACAGAGATGGTATCTGGCCATTCAGAATATGCTTGCACAACAAATGGGGCTTGAACTTCCTAATGTGGACCCTACACGATATGGAATTATCAAGCAAGAAGCTACAGAGACATGGCTTCAAGCTGAGCAAGAAGAGCGAGATAAGTCACCGATTTATTTTGCACCTAATATTTCGCCATATACAAAATGAGTAAGTGGCTTGATACAATAGGCAATACGGTTTTATCGATTGCAATTTGCGATCGTTGCAAAATGAAACGTGCTTATACAGATATAAGCGAAGACAGAAATATACCCGGGCTTAGAGTGTGCAATGAAGGTTGCAATGATGAGCGTGATCCTTATAGATTACCAGCTCGACAGACCGAAAAAATCTCAATACGCTTTCCTAGACCTGACGCAGATGTCGGTGAGAATCAGGATGCACTTACTACTGATCCGAATATAGTGAATGGTAATGATGAAACAGGACCAATATCGACTGCAGGTGAGTTTGGAATTGCCCCTGAGACATCACAAGACAAGATTGACGGTAATTTGGATAATTTAAGCCCATAATATGTCAAACGTAAGAATTTCACAATTACCAACAGCTCCAAGTGCAATTACTGGTGCTGAGTTAGTGCCTATTGTTCAAAATGGTCAGACTGTACAGACTACTGTATCGTCGATTATTTCCAGTCCTTCACTTACACAAACATTTTTAACTGCGACCAATCAAACATCGCTACCTAATAGTAGATATTTATCAGCTACTACGGGTATTGGCATTACTGACAATGGTGCACAGTCTACACTTCAACTTACTTTAAATGGTACGTCTGGTAGTTTAGAAGCATCAGGTTATGGAATTATTGCTAAGACTAATACAAACACAATTGTCCCTATCACAATTACAGCTGGCACAGGTGGTTTAAGTATTAGCAATGGTAGTGGTGTAAGTGGTAACCCTACAGTGTCATTGACCGGTGCAGTGCTTGCAATGGCAGCTGTTACAGGTACAGGCTTACTGACATCATCAGCTGGTGGTACATCTATTGGAACCACCACAATTAGTGGTACAGCTAATCAAATAGCAGTTACAAATGGCAACTCTGCGCCTGTTATTGGGCTTGCAAGTAATGCAGTGCTACCAGGTACTGCTAGTATTACTTTGCCTGCTGGTGCAACAGCTGCTCGTCCTGCATCGCCTGCTAATGGAATGATCAGGTATAACACTGATACAGCATCATTAGAAGCTTATACAAATAGTGCATGGGGCGCAATAGTTTCAGGTTCTGGTGTGTCAACCTTTAGTGCCGGTTCTACTGGTCTTACACCAGCAACTGCTACATCAGGGGGTATTGTTCTAGGTGGTACATTAAATGCATCCTCAGGTGGAACAGGGGCTTCCGGTACATTGACAGGTTATGTGTATGGTAATGGTTCAAGTGCTATGACAGCTAGCACAACCATACCAACTACATCACTTTCTGGTACTATTACAAATGCTCAATTAGCAAATAGCTCATTCACAATTAATGGCACATCTATATCATTAGGTGGTACAAGTACAATTACAGCAGTTGCGCCATATGCTCTCACTATTGGTACAGGGTTATCAGGTACTTCTTATAATGGTTCATCTGCAGTTACTGTAGCAATTGCAAGCACTGGTGTGTCGGCAGGCACTTACGGGTCTGCTTTGGCTATTCCACAGATCACGGTCAACGCTCAAGGTCAAATCACAAGCATCACCACTAATGCTTCGGGCGCGACGACCTATCAAGGCACATGGAATGCGGCGACAAACACCCCAACATTGACCTCATCTGTTGGTACAAACGGCTACTACTATGTGGTTTCGACTGCAGGTACAACCAGTTTGAACGGCATCAACTTGTGGTCTGTTGGTGACTGGGCTGTATTCAACGGTTCAGTGTGGGAAAAGGTCTTAGGAAGCTCTTCTGAGGCGTTTAACAGCATCACAGTGACCGGTTTGACCGGTTTCATGTATGCCAACGGCACAAGTGCGGTGACCAACGCCACAACTGCGCAGGCATTGAGCTTGATTGGTGTTGTGCCAGTCACAAATGGCGGCACTGGATCAGCAAGTACCGTTAGCACCATTGCATCGTTCAACAACTTTGCGCCGGGCTACACCAATGTGCCCACAGCAGGCGGCACAACAACGCTGACGAATACTGCGACTTTCTACCAAAACTTCAGCGGCACAAACACACAGACTGTCAAACTGCCTGCCGAAAACACAATTTTGGCAGGTACAGCCTACATCATCGACAACGATTCAACAGGCAATATCACTGTTCAAGACAGCGCAGGCAATTTGTTGGCGACTGCCGTTCCCGGTGGCGCAGGATGGATTTATTCAACATCAGCAAGTGCGGCGACAGGTAACTGGGCCGGTTATTTGTTACCTCCCGGCAATAGTTCAACAGGATTGCTCACATGGGGTTCTGCCGGTCTGAACATGGCAAGCAGTTACATCCAAGGTGTGACAACCTTGAACATGTCTGGTCAATTGACAAACACGGTGGCGAATGGCACTGCGCCTTTTGTTGTTTCTAGCACAACGACTGTTGCCAACTTGGGAGCCACAAACACTGTCAACACAGCGATAACTGCAGCCTCTACGGGCACAACAAACTATCTAACTTTCGTAACGGCGACTAGCGGTAATTTGCCACAATTGGTAAACTCGTCAATAACTTGTAACGCAACAAATGGCACAATCACAGGTGGCATTGTAGGTGGAGCATTTTAATGTTTAAAGATACAATAGTGAAAAGGATTTAATCTGATGTTTTATACTTATGCACATTACAAACCTGACAACTCAGTGTTTTACATTGGGAAGGGTCAGCGTAACCGTGCATATGACAAAATCAGCAGAAGCAAAAAATGGAAGTCTTTAGTAGCTGAAATTAAAGATTACAAAGTTGAGTTGCTTGGTCATTGGAAGACTGAGCAAGAAGCTTTTGAGCATGAAATATTTTTAATTGATTGTTTTAAAAATATGGGTGCTGAACTAATCAATGTATCCAAAGGTGGGTATGGTGCTTCTGGATATAAACATACTGAAGAATTTAAAAGTGCTCGACATAAATCAATGATTGGTCATGATAATCCATTTTATGGAAAGACTCATTCTCTTGAAACAAAAGAAAAAATATCTTTAGCCAAAAGAAAAAAACCTATATCACCTTGGTTGGGAAAAAAAAGATCAGAAGAGACAAAGAAAAAAATATCCGATGCTTTGATGGGTAGACAAGGACATAAACACACTGAAGAGTCAAAGAAAAAATTATCTTTATCTCATATGGGCAAAAAACAAGCCCCACCAAGTGAAGATACTAAAAAGAAATTATCTGAGGCAATTAAAAAGTCTTGGATTGCAAGACGATTAAAAGTAACACGAAAGGTTTAATATGTCGCAAAGTGGCTACACGCCTATTTTGATCTACGCCAGTGGCTCAACTGGTAACACTCCTTCTGCCACCAACTTGACGAGCAGTGCAAGTGGTGCCGAGCTTGCATTGAATTACTTTGATGGCAAGCTCTTCTATAAAGACGCTTCGGGTAATGTGCAGGTGTTGGCTTCGAAAGCCGCCACATCAACAACTATTAGTTTTGGTACAACTGGGCTTACCCCATCTACCGCATCTACCGGCGCAATCACTGTTGCCGGTACCTTGATCACCTCAAACGGTGGAACAGGACTTACATCATTCACAGCAAATGGTGTGGTATATGCTTCTAGTACAAGTGCTTTAGCTACTGGGTCAGGAATTACTTATAACGGAACAACATTTAGTACATCTAATGA